CGACATTCACCATAATTGGATTAGAGAAGGAGAATATATATCACCCCAAGATACTCGTATTCAAAAAGTGCTTGATAGTTGGCGTGGTGTGCGTCCTACTATGCATTACAGCGTTAGTCGTGAAGATGTACTCGTCAATCATGCCACTACTGATCGCCCAAGGCTGGAGTCTTTGTTAGCAGAAGGTTACAAAAAACAAAAACTCAGAGCACACTCTAATTTTTACTGGAATACCCCAGTAAACGAATGGGCACTGAGTTTCTTGGATCAGTTTGATATTATGTGCGAATCCAAAGGTAAGAATTTAGCCAGCTTCGCATTACACGAGCAGGCTAAAGAATTAAACCTTCTTTGATTTAGTAGTCTTAACAACTGTCAATTTAGGAGCCTTGGCTTTTGCTGGGGCTTTTTCTACGACGGCTGTTTCTGCCTTAGGAGTACGTGGTTTACGTGCTTTCTTTTCAGGTGCAGCTTCTACAACAGGTGCAGCTTCTACAACAGGTGCAGCTTCTACAACAGGTGCAGCTTCAACTACTAATGGAATGGGAGTTGTTGCTGCTGGTTCTGGTACTTTATAAAGTACTGATTCAACTGGAGCAGGTTTTACTTCTACTGGTTTTCCCATGAAGAATTCTTTAATTTTGTTTAACATAATTTATTTCCTTTAGAATTAAATGTTACTATTATTTACCTCTCATAAATATCTGGTTAATAAAAAGAACATATAATGATCAATGAAGAAAACGATTTTAGTGACGAAGAATTTTGTGATGGAGATTATGGATTTATAATAAGTCCAAATGGTGAATTAAAAAGCATGATGTTTCCAGAAGATTTAATGGAGGATCCTCCAAAATCAATTAAAAAAATACTAAAAATCTTTGGTATAACTGATATAAATTTAATAACTGAAAAAACATTACATTAAATAGTGTCCTTATTAATAAATACAATATCATATATGAGAGATATTAATTATGGCAACTAGATCAGACCTAACAGTAGTTTTAAGAAATCAAATAACTGGTCCTACGGATGCCACAAAACTGATTGTCGGAAATGACTCAGTTGAGGGTTATATATCAATACAAAGGGCAAGAACATTATTAGGTACAGCAGGTCCCAAAGGTGATCAAGGTGTACAGGGTATTCAAGGTACTATCGGTGCTCAAGGTACTATCGGTGCTCAAGGTACTATCGGTGCTCAAGGTACTATCGGTGCTCAAGGTACAGAAGGTACTACCGGTGCTCAAGGTACTATTGGTGCTCAAGGTATAACTGGTACACAGGGTACAGACGGTGTACAAGGTACTCAGGGAAGAACGGGACAATCAATTCAAGGAACAACAGGTAATCAGGGTATACAAGCAAGTCAGGGTACACAGGGTGCTATAGGAGTACAAGGGCCTCCTGCTGCAAATGCCGGAAATGCAAATACTGCTACAAATCTTGCAGGCGGAGTAGCCGGAAGTATTCCAATACAAAACGGAAGTAGCTCTACTACTTTTATTTCTAGAGGTAATACAGGTAATTTACTTCAATATAATGCCACTAATAATACTGCCACGTGGATATCTACATCATCATTACTAGTTGGATATGCATTAAGTAGCGTAAATGTAAATATAGCACAATTGCCAGCCGCTGGCCGAAATGCTGATCAATATATTACAATGGTCGACGGAGTAAACGGCTCTTATAAATTAGGAGCTGAATCTAATATAAAATATAATACAACATATCAAAATTTATCAGTACCTAATATTGCTGTAAATGGAAATATACCATCAACTGATACTCTTTCAGGATCGTTGGTTGTAACCGGTGGTGCTGGTATTTCTGGAGATTTAAATGTTGGAGGAACATTAACCGCCAATATAGTAACAGTACAATATACAACCATTACTCAAGTTTCTACAGTACTCGACGATGTAACAACTATTACAAATAATGAACAGGCTACCTCAACCATAACCGGGGCACTGAGAGTAGTCGGTGGAGTAGGAATTGGCGGTAACATACATTTTGGTGGTAATTTATATCAAAATGGTGTATTGTTTACTGGAGGCGGTGGTAGTCAAGGTACTAATGGTAGACAAGGTGCTCAAGGTAAAACGGGCATTCAAGGAAATCAAGGAACTGGTAGTCAAGGTGCTCAAGGTCGTCAAGGTACTCAAGGATTACAAGGACAAGCAATTCAAGGTAGAGATGGAGGTGCTGTATTCCAAGGAAATCAAGGTACTACAGGTAATCAAGGTGTTCAGGGACAAGCAATTCAAGGAACATATGGTAATCAAGGTATACTAGGTCCTCAAGGAACTCAAGGTCGCCAAGGGTTAACTGGCGCTCAAGGTACACAAGGTAACGATGGTCAAAATGCCGGACAAGGTACTCAAGGATTACAGGGCCAAGCAATTCAAGGAACACAAGGAACAAATGTTCAAGGTACTCAAGGCAGAGATGGACAAAATGCTGGACAGGGTACTCAAGGTTTAACTGGCGCTCAAGGTAATAAAGGTACTCAAGGTAATGATGGAACTCAAGGCAGAGATGGACAAAATGCTGGACAAGGTATTCAAGGTGTTGGTGGTGCTCAAGGTAATAAAGGTACTCAAGGTAATGATGGAACTCAAGGCAGAGATGGACAAAATGCTGGACAAGGTATTCAAGGTGTTGGTGGTGCTCAAGGCACCAATGGTAATCAGGGTGTAACAGGTGCAGGTACACAAGGTACCGATGGTAGACAAGGTATCACTGGTAATCAAGGCACCAATGGTAATCAGGGTGTAACAGGTGCAGGTACACAAGGTACTACTGGTGCAGGTACACAAGGTACTACTGGTGCAGGTACACAAGGTACTACTGGTACAGGAACCCAAGGTAATCAAGGTACTACTGGTGCAGGAACCCAAGGTAATCAAGGTGTAATTGGCATTCAAGGCGTTGTAGGTACTGCTGTTCAAGGTTCATCAGGTTACCCATTTGGTGGCGGCACATTCACTGCTAAAATTACTGTCCGGTTTGCCGGTGTATCATTACGGACCGCCCAATCGAGTCAACTTGAAATTAATAATGCCGGTGACGGTGCATGTAATATCGCCTTCCACAGAGAAGGTGCTTACGGTGCTCACTTTGGCTTAGACACTGATAACTGGTTTAGTACATATGGATGGAGTGCAGGCTCTGAAGCAACCAGTTATACCAATATGCGTGTAGGTGCTTTAAATGCATATGGAGATGTTACTGCATATTCAGGTTCTGATCGTAGATTAAAAACCAATATTGAACCTATTACTGATGCATTAGATAAAGTTAATACATTAGATGGCGTTACATATAATTGGAATGAATTGGCAATAGACAAAGATACTACATTAAGAGAGGCCGGATTAATTGCTCAACAAGTTGCAGAAGTATTGCCAGAAGTAGCAACAACTAGAGACACTGGATATATGGCAATTAAATATGAGAGAATTATTCCATTGTTAGTTGAAGCCATTAAAGAATTATCTGCCGAAGTTAAAGAGCTTAAGAAAAAATTAGCATAAGATTTAGCTCTATAAATAATAAAAAGAATTGGAGTTAACCAGTGGCAAGTACAATTACAAACTATAGCAGTACAATCAACGTTGATTTTCCTATTGCAGGACAGGACAACGATACTCAAGGATTTAGAACAAATTTTTCTAAAATACAATCTGCATTCGATACAGCATCCACTGAAATAACAAAATTACAATTAACTGCATCTAATCCTGCAAATTTAGTTTTAAATAATTATTCAAAATCTCAACTTTATAATTTAGGCACTAATCTCAGCGATGGTACTGTTGTATTTTTAAAAGATACTGGGTATAATAAACCAGTTTATATTTTCAGTAATATTTGGTATACTTTTACAGGAACAAGCGTTACTCTTCCATAATATGTTCAATCCATTGCTGCCTGATTTGTCAACATTAAAAAACGACGATGTGGATAATAAAATAACCGAATTAATGCAGAAATATTTTGTGGCATCAAAATTTGGGCAAAGTGGACTCATGCAACAAATTTCAGTAATACTCGAAGTTTATAGAAATGAACAATCACGTCGACAACAAGAAGCCAATAAGAAATTAATGCAAAATCGAAATCAAGATTTAGATGAATTTATTAAAATAGATCGTTGACAAAAAGTAGTTAGTACTGTAAACTAACAAAATGACAATTAATGAGTATGGTGCCGTATTTTTAAATGCAAACGAGTTGTTTGATAACATCTACGCGGGTAAAGTTAAAAACTTTAAAAATATATATTTAGATGAAACTAGTGTAGATCAATTTAATTCTGCTAAGGATTCAAATAGAGATAGTTTTGAATATTTAGAAAAATATATCAACCCTGATATATCATTAGATCAATTTGATACTAATTTACAAGATAATTGGTTTATGCCCAACAAATATAAATCATTTAATATAGTAAATTATTTGCTGTCATTATGTAAAACAGATGTAGAAAACAATAGAGTGTTAGAAGAATTGGAACTATTTGTCCAATATGACATGATTGATTTACTATGTTATCTTAAATACTTAGTAGACACCATGAGGGAAAATAATATAGTATGGGGAGTAGGACGGGGAAGTAGTGTGGCCAGTTACTGTTTATACTTGTTAGGTGTTCATAAAATAGACTCAATAAAGTTTGAGCTTGATATAAGAGAATTCTTAAAATAAGGAGAAAAATATGGGAAATGTACATAGATCAATGCAGGGTAAAATAATTGATATGGAAAAATTAATGAGACAAAATGAACTCATGCCTGCAATCGGTAATGTGAGAGTTAACGCCAGAGGTGACGAACTAGGACCAGGTGGTAAAATTATTAAGAAAAAAGAAGATATAATGGCCGAATATTATAATAGCAATGCTTCTAATACATTAAAACCAGTTGAATCAAGACCGTCAGATGCACCAAAATCAGTAGTTGATACATCTACTTTATCTAGAAAGGCTAAGGCACCAAATGAAGGTTAAAGGTAAAATTGTTCCTATCCGCGATAATGTACTTGTTTCGGATATGGATTTTGATATGCAAAAAACAAAAACAGGAATATTTATTCCCAGTGACAACGGTAAAACTCAAGGTATTCATCCACGTTGGGGTAAGGTGTGGGCAATTGGTCCAGATCAAATAGATGTTCAAGTAGGTGATTGGGTTTTAGTAGAACACGGTCGATGGACGAGAACAATTGAATTTGAATTAGACAATGAAACAATTATAGAACTGCGACGTGTTGATACAAATTCTATATTGGCCAGTGCTGATGAAAAACCAGAAGATTGGATGCGAGCAATTACATAACATCAAAAGGGCTTGACAAGCCCTTTTTTTACGACTATAATATATTATGAAAACTAGAGAAGAGATTATTACAAGTATGTGCTACACTTACAGGCACGATTATGGACTAGATAAGCATCCCGACGATGCTGCTTTTGTTGCAGGTATGACAGTATCACAACGCACCGCATTATGGAAACAAATGGCACAAATATTTGATAATAATATTTGGCCACATATGGGATTTAGAGACGAGGATGATTGGAAATGATCTTTAACAAACTCAAAGATCTTAAATCTCAAAATAAAAAAATTGGTATTGTTTTTAGTGCATGGGACCTTTTTCATGCTGGCCATATTGCTATGTTAGCAGAGGCTAAAAATCATTGTGATTATTTGATCGCAGCATTACAAACAGATCCAACTATTGATCGCCCGGATAGTAAGAATCCTCCGATACAAAGTATTGTAGAGCGTCAGATACAAGTTAGCACAAATCGTAATGTAGATGAAGTGGTTGTATATCAGACAGAAAAAGATCTTGAAGACCTCTTGCTTATTTTGCCTATTGATGTTAGAATATTAGGTATAGAGTATGCAGACAAGGACTTTACAGGTAGAGATATTTGTCTCAAACGTGGAATTGAAATTGTTTATAACGGACGAGATCATTCCTTTAGTAGTAGCAGCCTACGCAAACGTGTAGCAGAAGCAGAAGGAAATAAAAAATGAAAAACTGGTTACGAAATAAGATGCACAATTTTATATTCCCGCCTGATGAGGCACAACGAGCAAATAAGGTGTCGAGAGGACTTGCTATAGCATCCACAGAACCCGGAGAAACACTCGGCACAGAACCCTTGCGTCTAAGTATATATCGTGCCAACGGTGGAATGATTGTTGAGACTCGTGTGTATGATCGTCAAAAAGATCGAAGTCAAAATCAACTACACATCGTAGGCAATGACGAAGACCTTGGTCGCAGTCTAAGCAAGATTATCACTATGGAGACATTGCGTGGATAAAAAAGCAGTAACACAAAGAATGGATGAATTGATGGGACCAGTGGATCAACAAATCATGATGTGTGACTCTAGGGAAGAGTTGCTAATGATGGCGTGTGCCATGATGCAACGCACACATGAAATATTTGTAAATGAACTAGGCGACGCCGGTTCTAAACATATGTATAAGGATTATGTATGATTGAATTGTGGGTTGAAAAATGGCGTCCAAAAAAAGTCAGTGACTATGTGTTTAGAGACGATGCACAGCGTAGGCAAGTTAACTCTTGGATTAAAGAAGGCAGTATCCCACACTTATTGTTAAGTGGTGCTGCTGGTATTGGTAAAACAACATTGGCCAAGGTATTGTGCAATGAACTCAATATTGAAGAATACGATGTATTAGAAATTAATGCGTCACGTGATAACAATGTAGACACAGTACGTGATAAAATCATTAACTTTGTACAGATGATTCCGTTTGGTCCTTTTAAGGTAGTACTATTAGATGAAGCAGATTATCTAACTCCAAATGCACAGGCTATCTTACGTGGTGTTATGGAAACATATAGTAATCACAGTAGGTTTATTCTTACCTGCAATTATCCAAATAGAATTATTCCAGCATTACATAGTCGTTGTCAGGGCTTTCATGTTGATAAGACTGATCAGACAGAATTCACTGCCAGAGTTGCTACTATTTTAGTTGAAGAAAATGTAGACTTTGATCTTGATACATTGGATACATACGTCAAGCTAACGTATCCAGATCTACGTAAATGCATTAATATGGTACAACAAAATGTCAGCGAAAGCAAATTACAAACTCCTACAGCAGGCGAGGAAAGTGCTAGTGACTACAAGATAGAAATGGTTGAGTTATTCAAGAAAGGCAAAATTAAAGAAGCACGTACTTTGTTATGTGGCCGTGTCCGTCCAGAAGAAATTGAAGAAATTTATACATGGATGTATACCAACTTGGATTTGTTTGGTAAGTCTGAGGAACAGAAAGATCAAGCATTATTGATAATCAAGCAAGGATTGGTTGATCATACATTAATTGCAGATCCAGAAATAAATCTTGCCGCAACATTGGTAAAATTAGCAAGGTTACAATAAATGAGGGTTGCAATATTATTTGCAGGTCAACCTAGATTTAGAAAAAGTTTAGAAGATTTAGTAAAAAATATAATAGGATATAGTCAACTTGATTGGTATTTTTATTTTTGGAATAATAGTTATCTAAGACTGCATTATAAACCAATTTCATTAGTGCCGCCACCTTGGATGAATATAGTCAGTAAAGAATGGGCTGTAGACAATATTAAAAATAAATTAACTTGGCCACCACATATTCTTGCAGGGATAGATGTTAGCGAACTCATTTATAATGATCCGTTATTATCTCAGTATAGTGGAATATATAGGGCGGATTGCATGAGGCAAGAGTGTGAAAAAATACATGGAAAATATGACCTTGTTATAAGAGCAAGACTCGACGATTGCATTTCTCATATTAATTTAAACAGTATTAAAGTTCATTTAGATCAAGAACCAAATGTAATTTATACTCCTTCAAAAAATAAACATTATATTCAAGGGTATGGTATGGGAGATCATATTGCAATATCAAATTCTGAAAATATGACAATTTATACTGGACTAATTCATCATATAACCGGTTATATGGAAAGAGGATTTCCTAGACATGCTGAGGGATTATTAGCTTATCATCTCAGTAGTAACAATATAAAATTAGTCGAAACATTGGACTATGAACAATATCCCGAAACATGGGATAGTATTTGGGAATAGAAAAACCGCACAGTCGATTGCAGGTCAGTTACTGTGCGGTTTGTCGTTGAGTTAGTTAAATTAATTAATCGGTGGGTTGTTCCTTATAGATTTTTAACACTTCCTTAACGACTGGGTGTCGTTCAATATCTTGAGCTTCAAATCTCGCCATTGCAATCATTCGCGAATCACCTCCTTGTCCGAACAAACTGCAAAACTCTAGGAGACCGTTTTCACTAGGACGGTCGGCTTGGTTTAAATCTCCAGTAACTACCATTCT